GAGATTGCGTTATTATTATAAAAGAAGAAATAAAGGTTGAAGAAGATGATACCAAAGAAGAACTTTTCAATGATGATGTTGTGGTTGTTGAATTGGAAGATGAGATTATTGAGGAAGAATCTATTGAGCCAGTTAAAAAAGAAGTTGAAGAACTTGAACTTGAAGAAAAAGATAAAGAGCTTCTTGAAACTATTGTTGAAGTTGAGGAGTTCTTAGAAGAATTAGAGGAAGTAGTAATCGAAGAAATTGTATTTGAGGACATACCAAAAGATATAATTATAGAAATAGAAGATGAGATTATAGAAGATGAGTTGGTCGAAGAAGTATTTACAGATGAGTCAGAAGCAGAAACAGAAGTTCAAGAGCAAGTTGTTGAAGAAGAAGTAGAACTTACAGAAGAAGAAGTCAAGATAGAAGTAGCAGAGCTTGAAGAAGTTATAGAGGAAATAATTGTTTTAGACATTCCTAAAGTTACAGAAGAAGAACTTGAGGAATATACAGAAGAAGAACTTATAGAGTATGAGGAAGCAAAGGAAGAAGCTATTGAAGAATTTGTTGAAGAACTTGAGACCGAAGAAGTTGTTGAAATCATTAAAGAGGTTAATGACGCAGGATTGGAAAACCTTGCAGAAGTTAGCAAAGATGTTCTTGAAGTTGTAGCACAAGTTGTAGAAGAAGTTATAACTATTGCACAAGAAGAAGAACTTACAGAAGAACAAGTAGAAGTTGTTGCAGAGGTTTTAGGTTTTACAGAAACAAAAGATGTACAGATAATCGCAGAAGCAGTTAAGACTGATGAGAATGTAGCACAAGCAGTAGATGAGTTTGTAGAGAGAGCTATCGAGTTTGCTAAGAATGATTCAGACCAAGAGTTTACATTAGCTGACGCTACCACAGAAATTGCCTTTGAGTCTTTTGTTGCTTCGCCTGTAAGTGTTATTATAGACATAGATTTAGACGCAATAAATTTAAGCAATATCGCAAATGATATGACGACTGACCAAAAAGAAAAAGCACAAGAAGTAATTGTGCCAACAATCTTGGTTAGGATTGTATCGTTTGCTATAAGGAGATTCGATTGATAAATAAATTGTGGTCTTGGTTGATACAAGCAGTAAAAGAAACCCTTAACCTTGCGTGGACTTTAGTGGGTTTGATAATTGCAACTTTAACATTGACAGGACAAGCTCAACAAATAACTGCAATCGCTACGTTAATTACATTGGCTATATGGTTACTAACAATAGGATTTAGAAAATAATGTGTATGGTTACTGTTAAAGATGACGGCTCTTTTGTACAAATATGCAACTGCAAATATGGAAGCGAGCATTGTAATGAGCAGTAACGGATATACAAACAAGGAAATGCTAGAACTTATATTAAAAAATCAAGATAGATTGCACGATAGAATTGACGACATAGAAGATAAGATAAATACTAAAATCTCAAGACAAGAACTTTTTGCTACATCAACTCTTATATTGCTCATAGTTGGTGCGTTTACACAAATGTAAAAAATCTTCTTTTTTAGTTGCATACTTTATAATCTTCGATTACAATTCATAGTATGAATAAAACATATAAATCAGAAATTTTAGGAACAGAGTTTACATTAGTTTATCGTCCTAATAAGAATGGAAAAATAATGCCTTATGTAGAGCTTGAATGTTCTAGATGTGGTGGTGCAGGTATTTATACATATCAAACTGGTATTTGCTATAAATGTTGGGGAGAAAAAGTTGAATATAAAGCTCTAAGTACTGTTAAAAAATGGGAAAACCAATCAATAAAATCAGATAAAGAATACGAAAAGTATCTTGCAACTTTACCATTTTTGGCACAATATCCAAAAGAAGTTAGTAACGAAGAATTAATTGAGTTTAATAATGAAAAAATTACACCTTTAAGTAATGGTTTACAAGAAGTTATAGGGATTGTTACTAACAGATATTATGCAGAAACTCCTTATGGAAGCCAAGAAAAATTAGTTGTAGATGTAAATGGTAATACACTTTGGGTCAATGTAACTAAAGCTCTTGAAGATGTTAATAAAGAGGACACCATAACAATAGAATTAGAAGTTAATATGTTTAACGTTGATGAAAGAAAAGGCTCAGGCAAAGCAGGTAGAAGAAAACTTACTAACCACATCAAAGCATAATTTAAAAGACCCTAGAAGCTATTGCTAGTATCTAAGGTCTTTTTTATATTTTAATCACAAATTACAAAATTTACGATTAAACTTATTCCTATGAAAGTAAAAGGAACAAGTTGTATGTTTTGTGGAAATCAGCTTACCACAAATCGTGGTACTTTGTTATGTGATAACAAGATTTGTATTCACAATCACAAGAAACATACTGACTTACAGAGAACGTCTTAACTTAAAAAGTAAGGAGAAGTAATGCCTTCTTTAATTATCGAAGGTGTAATCTCTTGTATCTTGGTTATGCCACCGAGTGTGGATAACTTAGAACAGTTTATTGATTGCAGGGAACAATACAATAAAGTAGAAGTAGTCCAAGAGTGGATTCCTCTATTGCAAACATACTTCAAAGAAGAAGATGTATTGCAGGCTAGCCTTATGGTATTCTGCGAATCAACTGGCAGACCAAGAAGTTATAATAACAATACTAATGGCACAGTCGACATTGGTCTCTTTGCGTTTAATGATAGGACTTGGTCGTGGCTTGAGGATAAATTAAAGTTTACTGGAGATAGACGAGACCCAGTATTAAATACAAGGATTGCTAGTTGGCTTTTCTATAATGACGGAAGGGGGAAACATTGGTACAGTTCAGAACATTGTTGGGACTATGATTTTTGACGAAGTAATATTAGACGATTTAGATGAGGAGTTAAATGATACAAACTTACAATTTTGCAGAACAAGACAAGGTTGGAAAAATGGGAGAGCAGTTAATACTAAAGCATTACAATACTCTTACAGACGAAACAGGAAACAAATACCACGCAAGACCAACTCGTATGTCAGAACAATTACAAGGTGCAGATATTTGGGTGTTCAACCAAGAACTAAAAGACAATTACATAGAGGTCAAAACAGATACACAAATACAAGATACAAACAACGTGGCATTGGAATACCTTATTGAGCAAGAGAATGGAGAGTTGCAAATAGGTTGTCAGATGAAAACGTTTGCAGACTTTATGATGTACTGGACGTACCCAACAAACTTTGTTAGGTTTTGGAAACCAAGAGTATTGCAACCTTACTTGTTGACTTGGATTAAAGAAGATAAGTATAGAACTATAAAAGTAATTAATGAGAACGCTCAAGGTAAGAAGTGGTTTGCTCATTGTTTACTTGTACCTGTATCTGAGTTTGATAAACTTAGCTTTGTAAACAACTTTTTAGTAAGTATGGACATAGTAGAGAGCGTGTTAAGTGAGTGATATAGAGTGGCAACCTGATGAAACATTCTCTGATTACAAGAGAAGGAAGAACGCAGGGTTACAAGGTATGGGACAAAAGACTGTTAAGAATAGAGAAGGTTGGTCAGACAATCAAAAGCGTGGGCTAACTAATAAGAACAAAGGTCGCAGGAAACAAAACCTTGCTAGGAAGAAGCTCAACATACCTGATACAAAGTTTAGAAGCCAAATGGGTAACGAGGAATCTTGGAAGGGCGAAGTCAGAGTAGAAGTCAAAGCAGGGAAACAAGTACAAACCTTATGGACTAAATATCTAAAAGCTAAAGAGCAATCAGATACAAACACAAGCATTGGAGATACAAGACCATTCCTGTTTGTTGCTATGCCTGACGGTACATCTAATGGCTTGGTTGTTATGGAGTTAGACAAGCTAGAGGAGATTGTTTTTGCTTTACTTGAAACTTGGGAATAATAAAAAAAAAGACCTTAGAAACTATTGCTAATATCTAAGGTCTTTTGTATTTAATTATTTGTTACAACCACAATCACACCAAATTTCTTCTTTTTTATTTTCAATTAATTTTATGACTAATTCATCTGTTTTAAGTAAAACATCTTGGTGCAAGTCATACGCGATAAGTGTTTGTAATGCAGTTTTAATAACTTTAAGTTCTTCTAAAGTTTTATAATTTAATTTATTCATTGAAATCAACTCCCTTCTTTTTCTATATGTTTCATTCAATACTTAATTATGGCATAATCTAAGATTATATACAAGTATAAAACAACATTTTTATTCCCAAACAAATCCTAATCAAATACCCTAATATGTCCTATTTATAATCTATAATTAAAGTAGTTAAAAGACAGGACGCAAATGACACTTAAAGATTATCTTGAGCAGTATGAGAGACAACCACAAAGATACGGTTACTTTTATGCTACTGAACAAAGGACTGAACAATGGGAAGAAGTCCTTAGTGCCTTACACAAAGGCTATCTTGACACAACTCCACTTGTTGATTACTTAATTGATGAATGTGGTTGGACAGGAATCGCACCCAAGACAATAAGGAATCGCATTAATGAAGAAAAAATCAGAATCCGTAAAGCTAAATCAGTTTCTTGAACTTTATCAAGACAAAGAATCTAATAAGAAACTAGCAAAACAAAAGTACCCGATTGGTTGGCAACCACACGCAGAGTACGACCCTAAGTCTAACAAAGGTACATTAGTCTCTCGTGGTACACAAGAACAAGAGCCTGAGTTTGCCACGCTACTACTTGAATGGGGATTTGACCCTGAGGAATATGAGATTGTAGGAAATTTGCAGGTCAGAACTTGGGATATGAATATGGGTGGTGGAGAGACTCAACAGGCTTGGTACTACAAAGCAGACATAAGAAAAAAGATACCTAGCTTAGATACAGACTATGGTCAGCTTCTTAAAGAGATTAAATCTTATAAGCCTAAGACTGCACCAGTTAAAAAAGGTAACACGGCTTTTATGTACTATGTTGCAGACTGGCAAATGGGTAAGAGAGACGGAGAAGGTAGCGAAGGTATTGTCTCTAAAGTTCTTGACTCACTTACAACTGCTAATGCAAGACTTAAAGAATTACAAAAGACTGGTCACAAGATTGACGAAGTGTATGTCATTGGTCTTGGAGATATTGTAGAGAACTGTAACTTATCAGGTTGGTACTCAAGCCAAGTTTGGAATACAGACTTACATCTTAGAGACCAAATAACAGTTGCAAGAAGATTACTTTGGAAGATAGTTAAGAACTTTGCAGACCAAAACTATAAGGTAGTTCTCTCAGGTGTAACATCTAATCACGGTCAAAATAGAAGTGGTAAGCAATCTTTAACAACAGAAGAACTCGACAACCTTGACTTGCAGATATTAGAACAGGTTGGAGACCTAGCGTATGAATCAACTTACAAGAATATAAAAGTTGTTGTACCTGATTCTCCACACTTACTCTTAGATGTTAAAGGTTACGCTATGGGTTTCACTCACGGACATCTTACGGCAGGTGGTGGAACGCCTGCAAAAAAGATAGAGAACTGGTGG